GTTCTCTTTTTGACCAAAGTCTTTCTTATAAGCGTCCCGACCAATCCCTGTTGCCTTGTTTAAAGTAATGATTTCATTACTATCCCCACCGACATCACTCGCTATTTTTCCGCCGAGTGAATGACCGAGAGTGGTTATATTTTTCGCACCATATTTGCCCTCTGCTTTTTTCTGTATATCTTTGGAATGTTGGAAACGCTTGGTCGAGGACATTTTAAACCCCAACGCCATTTTTAGATTATTACCCCAGTCGGTCAGGTCTTTTGTCCCACGATGGATTACTACTGCTTTTTTGGTGGCGGGGTCAAAATAGACGGATACTCTCTCACCCGAAAGGGAATTGTCCCTAACATACCCGTCTATATTCTGTGGTGCTTTGCCCTTGTTTGCGTAAGATGCGTCTAAAAATTGTTTGATAGATTTACTCGCCATCTTTCCGCCGCTTAATTCCTCCATATATTCACCTCTCCCTACCAAATTATACGGGTCATACGGGTCATTCGGGCGATTTGTAGGGCATCGACGCTCCATCTCCACAAAAATCCCCTTTTTTGCTAACGCTCTCACTTGTCTTATATTTTGTTCTGCTGCCTGTAATCTTTGAACTGCTTGTGGGTCGTATTCGTTTGTGGGGTCGGCGAAACGGTTGAATTCCCTTGCGTGTGGATTTCTGTCTCCCGAATGGACGATAAAAGATAAATCTTTAAAAAGACAAGCGTTCATTCTCCCTTTGATACCCTCGTTAATGTAGGTTCGCATAGCGGCGGCTTCTCCTTTCTGTTGGGCTGATGCTCCGCCGTCCATCTCTTGAACAGACATTTGTATTGGTTCTTTGTTCTTATCCGCTTGAAATAATACCATTTATATTATATCAACATATTTAAAATAACTGAAAAGTTCTAAATTAAAGGAAACGAGAGGGCATATGACCGCTCATTCTAATTTGAGTTCCGTATCCTCCTCCGTATCTCCCCCCCGTTGTCTCTTCTACATCCATCAGCATATCCCTCATCACGCCCTCTACTTGCCCCCTATCTTTTGCTGCCGCCTTCGCTTCCCTCTTCTCTCTTGCTTCCTTTTGTCTTTTGGTTTCCTTCTTGGGTGTTGCGGGTGTTGCGGGTGTTGCGGGTGTTGCGGGTGTTGCGGGTGTTGCGGGTGTTGCGGGTGCTTTTTCCTTCGCAGAACGCCGTTTTCCTGACGGGGTTGTGCCGAAAGCCTCCCCAACAGAACCCGTTCCCATATCTCCCTGTAATCCCTCCAATCGTTGCTGTAAAAGCATTAAATCAGTTTTGAATGTTGAAAGGACGGAGCGGAAGCGGTCAAGAACATTTTGGTCTAAAAAGTTGGTGGAAAGTTGGTCAATCTCCATTACTGCTGCTACAATTTGGTCGTTTAGACCGCTGATAGTCTGCTGTTGCTCTGTTGGAAATATGCTAATAGATGGGACTTGTTGGGTCATATAATTCAAGAGTAATTTGGTTGCTTTTAATACGGCACTTGTTCCGCCGATGAAGCGGTCAATCGCTTTGCTTCCCACCCCTTGCGGTGATGTGTGTCCTAATTGAAGTTGATTAGATATTTCGCCCAAAGAAACGAGGATTTCCACCATCTTTTCATACACAAAAGTATATTTGTCCTGTAAATCTCCTACAAGTCCAATCGTGGTTTCAACCCCCTTGAACCTGCGTTTGTTTGCGGCAACGACTTTTTTATTCACACGACGGAGAGAGTTTAATTCTTCTGCGTTTGGGTCTAAAAATTGAGGCATTATACTATACCTCTATATAATATAATACTACTAAATCTATTTAATTTTGTCTGCCGACGGCTTTTTTAGAAGTGTATGGTGTAGGGTGTAGGGTCGCTCCAACCTTTTATTATAGAGAATGGGTCGGGGGCTGTTTCAAATATAACTAACTAAAACAGACCCTACACCCTACACCCTACATTTTCATTTTTTATACAGACCCTCTTCTTTGACGATTTGTGATGCTCTTATCATCTTAACGCCACGCTCCGCCATTACTTTTTTGACGATGGCTGCTCGTGCGGCACGACCTCCGCCCGATACTGCTCTCGTAGCCTCTCTTACGACAGATGCCTTCAAGTCGTCGGCAACCGCTTTCAACGCCTTTGCTCCACGCTTTTTGACCTCCCTAACCGCCTTTGAACCCATCGTCTTTGTGAAATCAATTGCGTCTTTTAGACTAACTCCACCGCTTTTAACTCCGCCGACTTTGCGTTTTTTCACCGCTGACCCGAGTTGGACTTTTCCGCCCTCATCTAAAAAAGCACCCACCATCGCCCCGCCCACTTTGCGTCCTGCTCCCAAAAAGGGCAAGACAATAGGAGCAAGGTCTTTTGCTACGCCGAGCGTTCCAGTAAATCCCTTTACAAACCCTTTTCCAAAGTCTTTCCAAAAAGAACCTCCGTGTAGCGTCTTCATCGCCTTCTCGACCATCAACACTTTATCAGCCATTTTGGAGCGTCCTGCTCCCATTATTAAAGGGGCGACAATAGGGGCGAGTTGTTTTACGACATTAAAAGCATCGCTTAAAAAAGAACCTCCACGCATCAGTTTTCTATTGAACGCTGCTAACTTTTTGATGTCGGCAGGTTTGAGTGCCGCCGACGCTCCGCCCATCACCTGCTGATAGAGGTCGTAAGCCTCCTTGCCCGTTTTCGCAATAGCACTTGCGTCCTTTATTCCCTTACTCGCCTTTTTCACTAAACTACCGAGATTAAATCCTCCCGACGGAACGCCTCCCGACATTACGCCTCCCGACGGGACACCTCCCTTCAATAATGGGGCGACAAGAGGGGCAACTGTTTTTGCGACACTTAAAGCATCACTAAAAAAAGAACCTCCAACAGCACCGCCCACTCCTGCGTATTTGTTGCGACCTCCTCCGCTTGAAACGGCGAGACCTGCGTTCATATTGAGGGGCGGGTATGCGGGTGAAGTGCCGTTGAGAATAAACTTGGCTGGGGCGACCCCCCCTGTAAGTATTTGCTGAACCGATGCGACCTTTTCGGGGTCGTGGAAACTATCGGCGTTCCTAAATCCCATAGGTGTAGGGTCATACTGGTAGCGGTTCAAGTGAAAGTTCTTCTGCTCCATTTCGCTTAAAGTCTTGACCAACGCTCTGTTGTAGGGAGTGTTGTATGTGATGTTTGCTTGGGGCATCTTTATATAAATACAACATATTTTAATTGATACGCATATTAATTAATTAATATGTCTATCTAAATATTCCTTAATAATTGTCTGCCGACTGTCTGCCGACGGCTTTTTTAGAAATGTATGGTGTAGGGTGTAGGGTCGCTCCAACCTTTTATTATAGAGAATGGGTTGATGGGTGGTTTCAAATATAACTAACTAAAACAGACCCTACACCCTACACCCTACATTTTCATTTTTTTAACGACACATATCGGCAAGACGAGATGCCCCTCCGTGAGCCATTCCCCCGTGAGCCATTCCACCCGAAGACACGCCACCACGAGGCATCATCATACCGCCACGCTTCTCGCAAAATCTCTTCACTATCCCGTGTAGAGGCATATTCAACATACTACCTCCAACCATACGGGCGACTTCGGCAGATTTCATCGCCGATGCTTGTTGCGATGATTTGGCTGCTAATACGGTCTCCTTTGTAAGAATTCCAGTATAAATAGCAGACACGCCTTGCTGTGTGGTGAGGATACCGCTATTCACACAGATAGTAATAATTTCAGGGGTAATATTCGCACCACCCGTAGCAGAGATAGTATTGGTTGCTCCAATTTGGAACTGGAAATTATAATTGCCTAAACTTCCACAGGACAGGAAATCGGGGAGTGATAAATCGTAAGCAGGGTTGATGATAAGAAGAGAACCCGTAGTATTCACAGCAGCACCCTTGCCCGTTCCACCGACAGCAGCACTCGCAACACCGCTAAACTCCAACCAAGATTGAGTAGAGCCGTTTCTAACGGACATACGCCAAAGGTCGTAAGCAGAGGCGGAGGACAAGAGACCCGATTGGTTGTTAAGATTGATGGAAACATTATTGATAGTGAAGAACACAGATGCGTCCTGAATGGTTTGCTGGGACATCGGCTTTCTAACATTAATGATAAAGAGGTCGGGGATTTGATTGATTTGAAGATTGGAACTGGTGAGAGTAGCGGACGCTTGTGGGGCAATAGAGGTCGTGTTGGATGATGAGGTCAAATAACGGGGGAAGTCCATATAAGGCACTACATTCTTGGTCTCAATTAGGTCGCTGGGTTGAGTGGAAAGGAACTTCAATAACATCGCAGGGTTTGAAGGTTGGTTCAATATCGAAGAGATGGTAGATGTGGAAGTAAAGCCGTTAGGGTTGGCGGCTGTTCCAAGAGCAATAGAAGTGATGAAACCAGTAGAACTGCTAAACAATCTCTTACAAGTAGCATCAATATTGAAAGTGAAAGTCATATTGTTAATACCGAGAAGACCCTGTTGGTTGAACTCGGGGTTGCCGAAGATGAAAGGGGACAGGAACAGGGGTTCAGCGACGATGGTAGAAATCTCAATCACCCAAGTATCGGCGACATTTGTGGATTGAAGACTGGCGTCCGTCAATCCAGTAGCGGTAATGGTATGGACGACATTAATAGAAACAGGGTGTGCTCCACGAGGCACTTGGTCAATATCGTAGGAAGCATTACCGTATCCAGCAAGGGGGTTGTTGTTTGTTCCTACGGCATCGCTGAACCGAGCGTATGCTTGGTCGGGTAAAGAAGGAGTAGAAGAATTGTAGCGATACAATTCACGAGAGTTATTCATTCTTAAAAGAGAAGGGAGAATATCTTGAAGATTGACGGAAACGGCGGTGTTGTTAATTTGTGCTGTGGCGGTAGTCATCAAAGAGGCAAGTGGGAATGCCTGTAAAGCATCTGTCGCACCGTAGTTCAAAGCGAAAGCACCCGATGGGACACCCGTAGCGGTAAGAGTGAAACTCAACCCTGATGTAATCAACATATCACGCCCAATAACTACATTTTCGCTCGGCACTTGGATTGAATAAATAAGCGAGGAGTTGGAAGCCGAAGTGGCTGGAAAACGCTGGAAAGTGGTTTGGGAAGCCCCTGATTTGACGGCAAAGTCTAAA